CGTGTGGTTTCTCCGATAATTGGAGGAGAGTGGAAGTCTCTTAAAAAACTCCGGCTACCATATCGGCATTCGCGAGAAAATGGATATGGATAAAAAGTCTGCCTCTGACACTCCCGACAATTAAGCGAGAGTGCATACTAGTTGCGGAGAATGACTTAAAAACTATGCAGTCCTCATAGACATAAGATGGACAATCCACTCGAGGTCGGTTTGAAGTCCTGCAATGCTATAGAACCGACAAAAAACTTAATCCAAAGGAGATTAGAAAAATTCAGTGATTGCAGTATTCTGGATGCTTTGGATATTCGCTGGAAGTAATTGAGTGACTGCTGGGCGGTTAAGGGTGGTTTATAAGGCGGATCAGTGTCAAGCATGGCACGATAAATATGAATGCAAGCAGGGAAGACCTGCTTATGGGAGAGAGGGCACTGTTGGCTGTGTGTCGGCGGTCTGTAAAACCGTTCCCAAGTGGTAAACATCGAAAGTTCAATTCTTTCCTCTCCCATTTCATTTATCCATAATGCGTACAATTGAGCTGGTGTAGGGTCGATTGTATCGACGAAAAAGGATATCTAAGAATTGCACCACAACGAAGCCCTATGGTGTAATGGAAGCACATGAGACTTTGACTCTCACGGAATAGGTTCAAATCCTGTTAGGGTTGTCTTGTCCGCGCTAAAATTCTAGATATGTCGTGGATGGTTCTCTGTTAGTTCAGTGGTAGAACATACATGTCATGGATTCGATTTCCATACAGAGAATGGGAGGTCTCAGTCACTTTTCGGAGTTGCTGAGTGGGAAAGAAAAAAGCTGAGAAAGAAAATACTTGTGAAAATGGTGCACCAAGTAACGAGTACAGTACACATCACTAAAGCACCCTATCAGCTTGTTACCTTGTAGGAGGGTGTGTACAAATTTGCTGTGTTCCCATAATGGTATTGGAGCTGGTTGCTAACCAGTCGGTCGTTCATTCGGCTTGTAGGTTCGAATCCTACACACAGCGTTAAAAATATCAAAGAGAGGGTTATGAAAATGAAAAAAGAGAAGATTGAAGCATTGCAGCATGGCTATGATACAATGAAAACAATGTGGTCGAATACAGCCGAAGAAAATTGTGATTTGAGAGATAAGATCGCAAAGCTAGAAGACAGACATCAATCTGACTGCATTACGATTAACCAGCTTCAAACGACGATAGATGTACTTGTGGATAAGTTGGCGAGATTACGGGAGATTCACGGATTGTAATTTGGTAGGTTTGTGAAAAATAAAAGCGATCATTTCCTGTCATAGACATAGCAATACCCCGGGTCAAGCGTCGAACCGAGAATAATGCAGTTACGACAAGCATCTGGGCAAGTTGTTCGATACTCGCATTTTTTACATGGACAGTGCTTTCGACATTTTCGAGAGTATTCAATTATTGCATTAGTGATAATTTCTTCTATATTTTTCATAAGAGCAGAATAGCATAGAATGGAGGAAAAGAGAATAGGTATGAGCGAAAAAGATATTCAGAAAAAGATTGTAGAGCAGTCGGGAACGATTGCAAAAGCAATTTGTAAAGGAAAAGATGTGGAGCTACGGAAATCGGCAAGTGGCGTATCTGTTGCGGAAATTTCCAAGAAAGTTGTGGCGAGATGAGTGATACATTTTACAAACCACTAACGCCAAGCCTTAGAAAAGATATAAATTCTAGCATAGAAAAAAATATATCTGAATTGCAAACGTGCAAAACCAATGGTTTAGTGAACATGCAAATTACAGCACAAAGTGCTTTGAAAAATTTAATCAACAATCTTCCAGATGGATATTTAATTCCAATGGAAAGAAGAAAATGATATCTAACGACATATCCAAGATGGAGGATATGTAACAAGTCGAAATGGAGACTTCTTTTATTTTTGAGTAAAGGAGGTTTCTTTCTTTATGTCTTTGGAACTTCAACAAGCGATCCAATCATACGAAAACTATATATCGGATAACGGAATAGATGAATCTGTCATTGATGCCATGATAGAAGCGTGCAAAGTGGCATATCAGACGGAAAAAGACATTCCATATGCGCTGAAAGTGTCTGCAAGGACAAAAGAACTGATTGAACAGTTTGTTCTCAATCTGACAGGTACGGACGTTTGGGGATTAGAGAAGTATTCTTTTGAGAATAAGGTCAAGTATGAAATCATAGACAGGTTTTACGAAGTTCTCTTATTGGAAGCACAAAATAAAATCGTAGATAGCGGTTTTCGGTATTTGGAACGAAATAGAGAACCAAAAGAGCGGTTTTATATGCCACGAAGAAAGCAGTTCTTGAAAATAGGACTTGTGGATGCGCTGCAAGGAATGATTGATGATAAATACGATATTTTGTGTATGTCATTAATACCTGGTGCAGGGAAAACGACAATCGAAAAATTCTTGAATGCCTTAGTAATCGGTTGGTTTCCGAAAGACTTCACGCTTTTTTATTCGCATAGTGGGGATATTACACGAATGTACTATGACGGTGTGTATGATATTGTGACAAATACGGATGAATACACATGGAATGAAATATTTCCAGATTTGCACGTCACAAGTACCAATGCAAAGATGGAGCAGTTCAATGTAGGGAAGTACAAACCATTCCCAAGCGTGCAATGTACGTCGGTCGGAAGTAAGAATGCAGGTAAGGTACGAGCATCTAAGTTTCTTCTGGTTGATGATATGATCGGCGGAATTGAAGAAGCGATGAATCCAAGTATTTTGGATAAATTGTGGGATAAATACGCCGTAGATGCACGTCAGAGAAAGATACAGGACACAGACGGTAAAAACTGCAAGGAAATACACATAGCGACCCGTTGGAGCGTACATGACGTGATAGGGAGAATTCAAAATATGTACGCCGGCAATCCAAGAGTAAAGGTGATCGCGGTTCCGGATATCGACCCGGTTACAGGAGAAAGCAATTTTGAGTATGAATATAGCGGATTCACAAAAGAATTTTTTGCGGACCAGCAATTGCTCATGGATGATATTTCCTACCGTTGTCTATATAAGCAAGAGCCGATAGAACGTGAGGGATTATTGTTCCCGGATGATAAAATCAGACGCTATCTGCATTTACCACATGGAGAGCCGGAGATTGTCACAGCTCAATGTGATACCAAAGGAAAAGGTACGGACTATTTTGTTATGCCAATATTGCAGAAGTACGGAGAAGATTATTACTGCGTGGATTGTGTGTGCGATAATACCGCCGATTATGAAATGCAGTACGAAAATGCTTCAAATGCGATTGTAAATAATCAAGTACAAGAGTGTGAATTTGAGCGTAACGCTGGTGGTGATCGTGTGGCGATGGAAGTAAATAAGCGTGTAGAACAAAAAGGATGGGTATGCAATATTACGGATGTTCCGACAGAAACGAACAAAGAAGCAAGAATTTTTCAATGTTCTAACTGGATTTTGCAACACGTTATATTTAAGGATTCATCACTTTATAAACCGAATGAACCTTATGGGGTAATGATGTCACTTTTGAAACAATATTCGGCGAGCGGTAAACGACAAAAAGACGACGTTCCAGATGCTTTCTCCAACTTTGCTATCAGAATGACAAAAGGGAATAGAGTGGCTAAAGCAGAAGCGGTACATAACCCATTCAGAGGAGGATACGGATATGGATACTAAAACATATTTACAGCAGATAGAAAGACTAGACCGAAAAATCCAAAACAAATTTGCTGAAATTACACAATTAAAAACAATGGCAACGTCTATTACTGTTGCACAAAAAGATATTAATATCCAGACTTCATCGGATAAGGACCGAATGGGTAGTGCGGTTGCCAAGATTGTAGATCTAGAAACCGAAGCAAATGAAATAATTTGTGAATACATTCAAAAACGAGGGATGATTATACAACAAATTGATGCTATTTCTGACACAAATATGTATCATATTCTTTTCAATAGATATGTGATGATGAAAGACTTAGGAACCATAGCTGTTGAAATTGGATATTCGTTTAAGCAGGTATGCCGCATTCATGGAAATGCGTTAAAGGAATTTGAAAAAATGTATGGAGATATTTATTCAAAATCCGCTTAAATAGTCCACAAATGTCCTATAATGTCCACTGATGTCAGCTAGATGTCCAGAATTTGACATGCTATAATAATAATCAGAGAAATAATAAATATTTCCCCAAACATAAAACCCATAAGTATGATTGAAAAAGGACGCAATTAAGCGTCCTTTTTTCATGGAGAAAATTATGAAAAAGTATAAAGAAAAGACGATATACTGTCCTCGGTGCGGAAGAAAAGTAGGAACGCATGATGGACGATCAACAATAAATAAAATTTGTAGATGCA